ATAGAGATCCGGCACTTACGTCCCCGCCAGCGTGTTATTGGAGGTGCCGCGCACGTCGGGCGCCCCGGCTTTGTATTCCACGGTGTAGTAGGCCTGCGTCTTATCCACGACGAACGCGTAGTTCCCGCTCGCGTCGGAGATCACGGTTTGCTCGAGCCCGTTCGTCGCGGTATTGAACAGCCGGACCGTGCAGCTGCCGAGCGCCGCGCCCGTGGCATCCCGCGTCACGCCGGTGATCGTGAAGTTCCGCTCGGGGAAGTACGGACTCGCGTCGCTGAACCCTTCAAAGGGATGTTGCGCCGAGTTCGGCACGCCCGGAACCACATTGATCGACTGCACCGCTCAGTTCCTCGAGTAGATGAACGCTTCCTGGAGCGTGAAGGAGCCCGCGACGCTCAGCGTTTTCGAGATCGTGATGCCGCTATTGATCGTCGCGTCCACAGTGGCGGACGTCCCGCCGAACGGAATCACGCACCCGAGGCCCGCCGCCGGCGCCGACGTGAACGGCGCCGTCGCAAAGAACCCGCCCCCGATACAGGTCGAATTGGCGCCCGAGCCGATGGTGCGAAAGACGAGATCGAACTGGAGCCACCAGGCGACGTTCGTCATGTTGATCGGCATCGTCACGGTCTGGGAGGTGCCAATCGTGGTGCCGCCGAGCGCGCCGTACTGCGGAATCAAGATCAGCGTGCCACTCGCGCCCGTCGACAGGATCCCGAACGCGCGCACGCTGTAGACCTTCCCGGCCTTCGGGTCGTTGGCATAGATCGGCGTGAACTGCGCGCCGATCCACAGCGCCTCGGCCGAGGTGGAGACGAGCGCGGACCCCGCCGCGCCGGTGACGCCGGGATTCGAAGCGACCGGCGGATCGATATACGGCCCGTCCTGAAAGAGTTGGCGTCCCATGCGCGTTATCCCTTGCTTTCTGTGAGCGTCAGGCTCGAGACCGAGACCGCCGCGTTTTGCACAATCGAGGTGGTCGTGAGATTCAGGTTGCAGCCCGACGTCCCGACCGAGCCGTCCTGCACGGCCGTCCCGTCGGACTTCAGCATCCGGCACCAGGTCGCGGTGCCCGTGGCGTCGGCCGCCGCGTCCTGGGTGATGGCGTTCGCCGTGGCCACGCCGGCGACGCCGGCCGCGAAGGCCGGATTCCCGAAGGTGAGTCGCGCGAGTTTGATTTGCGTGGTGATCGCGGTGTCGGCCGTCGCGGGCTGCCCGGCCCCGGTCGAGTCGTAGATGTCACAGAAGCCGCTGTTGAGCAGCGCCGCGAGGGCGTCGACCTTCGTGTTCACCGCGAGATTCGTGTACTTCGGATTCAGCGCCATCGGTTAGTCCTTCTCGCGGTGTTCTTCGCGGACCTTCGTGATCTTGTTGTTCGCGTTGTAGGTGACGGTCTTGTCGACGACCGTGGTGCGCGCCGCCGGCGCCGCAACGTGCGTGTCGTGCTGAATCGCGCCCTTCGCAATCGTGACAGGCGCGTCGACCCGGACCGCGCCGTCGTCGATCGTGACCGGGGCGTGGACGGTGACCGGCGCCGCGTGCGCGTGGACGATCGCTTCGACGGCGCCCTTCGCGATCGTGGAATGCACGGTGACGGGCGCCGCCGGCTTCTCGATCGCGGCTTTCAGGAGTCCCGGCATCGGATCGACCGTCGGGCGGTCCAGGGCGAGGCTCGCGAGGTACGCCGGCGTCCACGTCGCCGTCACCGCCAGGCCGTCGTGCAGATCGGCGCGTTGAATCGCCACATACGCCCGCGCCGCGGGTTCCTCGAGCAGCATCGTGGCCATGACGAGCACGTGATGGTCGGCGTAGAACGCGTCGACCGCCGCGGCATAGGCCTCGGGGTCGTCGGCGTACTTCACCGCGGCGCGGGTCGCGAATTGGAGTTCCTTCCGCAACACCCGGGCCGCGGACTCGGTGACGATCGCGCGCGCTTTCTCGTCGTCGGGGACGGCGGCCCGCTTCCGCGGAGGCGGGTCGTCGACGGGCTTCGTCTTAGGCGGCTCGTCGACGGGCGCCTCGGCCGTGGGCTTGCCGGTGATGTTTTGCGGTTCCCGGAGCTCGTCGGCCTTCCCGCCGCGCTTGTTCAGATCCTCGACGCCACGGACTTCGTCGACGGTCACGATGCCGGCGTTGACCGCCGCGACGTGGGCCGCCCACCGGGCCGCGAGATCGCCGCGCGCGATGGCCTGGCGCGTGAACCGGGCGTAATACTTCGGGGACTCAATAATCAGTTGCCCGTTGATCCCGAATTCGAACAGCGACAGCCAGCCTCCCATACTGATCGTGAGGAAGCTCTGCCAGAACTGATCGGCATTGCCGAAGGACGGATCGCTGTTCTCGAGCAGTTGCCGCGACACGCCCAGCCACCGCGCGATGTCGTCCACGCCGAACTTCCGCGACAGCAGCATCTGGAAGTCTTCCGGCGAGAGCTTGCTCTCGATGAACTTCGAGCCCTGCTCGAGGATTTTCGGCAACCGCCAGTCGCCGGCGGCCGTGATAAAGGACTTCGCCATCCGCTCGGAGGGTTCCTTGTCGAGGACGCCGGGGTTTTCGATCACGCCGCCGTTGAGCGCGCCGCGGCCGAACGTGGCCGCCGCGAAGGCCTCGGTGGCCAGCGCCGTGCCGAGACTCATGCGCGCGTGCTCGAGGATGCCCTTGCCGCCTGGGGCGCGGAGATGGAAGACCTCGTCCTGCGTGAACGTGTTCGTCCGGCCGGTCTGCGCGTTCCTGATGTCGTAGAGCATCCGGCCGGGAATCACCGCGCCGTTGGCCAGCGTCGTGACCTGCTGCTTTTCTGTCACGAGCGTGGGATCGATCCGGCAGAGCTGGTGCACGAAGCCCCGCGGGCCCGGCACGATCCAGTTGTAGCCGTGGCCGCGGTCGATCAGGTCGCCCATTTGCTCGACCCGCCACTGAAACGAGTCCTGTGTGTCGTTGGGCTGGTCGTGCACCACGTCGTAAAGCGGATGATACGGGGCCGGCTCGGCGCCGCCGTCGTTCGGGAGTCGCCGATAGACCGGCAGCGGCATCATCGCCACGATGATTTGAAGAATGAGGCGGCCGCGGAACCAGGCCGAGAGGTTCTGCGCGCCGTGCTCGTCGACGCGCATCCCGGCCGGGGTCAGCACGCCGCCCGCCGGTCCGAACCAGAAGTCGTCCGCCGGCCCCGGCGTGCCCGCGGAGAGATCGCCGCCGAGGAGTCGTCCGAACAGATCCATCAGGGTTTCCTCTTTCGCCACCGCCGCAGATACGGGAACACGCCGATCGCCATGAGCATCACGCCGCCGGCGATGTCCGCCGCGTGGGGCGAGAAGCCCCGGATCCCGAGATAGAGCCAGCACGCGCCGCCGAGGACCGCCAGGCCGTTCACGTTCTCGAGCAGGCCTGTCGCCGTGGCCGCGAGCCCCGCCCGCGCACCGGCGAGCGCCTTATTCACCCAGGACACGCACGCCTCGCGTCAGGTACACGGAGCGCTCGGCTGCCGGCGTCTTCGTCATCTTCCAGAGCGCATCGATGAGCGCAACGCCGCCGTCCATCCGTCGCCGCTGATTGAGTTTCATGGGCCGGATCTCGCGCCAGGCGTTCTCGTCCTTCCCCATGTTGGCCATGCACATCGCCATGCAGGGATTCGGTTCGTGGGCCACGTTGACGGTCACGACGAGCGCTTCCATCAACTTCGAGGCTTCGCTGAGCGATCGGAACCCTTGCGGGACTTCGTCGACCAGGTCCTCGCCGAAGTGGCGTTTCAGTTTGTTGACGACGCCGGCGGCGCCCGCCTGGTCGATGCCGATGCCGCGGATCCGGTACGTCTTTGCCAGGGTGCCGATGATGAATTCGCAGATCGCGTCGTGGTCGATGAGGCTGCCGGGCCACGTCGTGATGTACCCGTCCTGTTTCCACTGCGGATACGGGATCTTGTCTTCGGTGGCCCGGCGGAAGAGGGTCTTCTCCGGCATCCAGAAGAACGGCAGCACGTCGATCGCGCAGTCGATCGTGGGGCTGTCGGCAGAGGTTCCTTCAGCCTTTGGAGAGTTTCCTTCAGACTCTGCGCTCGCGGCGGTCGCCTGGTCATCGTCGCGCTGCAGCGCGCGCGGAAAGATGCAGACGACCGCCGAGAGATCGATCTTGTCCGAGAGGTCAATGCCAATGAAGCATTCGCGGGCCACCAGCGACGCCCGAAACGTCGCCGGCGCCGTCGTCGTGCACGCGGTCCACAGCTCGGTCGTGATCCAGACGGTCGCCTGGTCCGTCCAGAAGCAGAAATTCAGGCGGCGGACCCAATTCCGCTGCGAGGGCAGGTGGAGCGCCTCGAGGACCTGCTCGCGTTGGTACTGCCACGACACCGAGACGCCGAGGTTCGGGCACCCTTTGAGCCAGTGTGGCCCTTCGGTTTTCCAATCATCACAGCGTGGACAGTCGTCCGCGGGCTGAACCTTCCCCGCCTTCCGGCAGGGTTCGCACGCGTCGAGCTGGCAGACGTAGGCAAACCACGCCTCGTTGACGAGCGTGCCCTCGAGGATCTCGCGCGAGTACTCGTGGTACTCCCAGCACACCGTCTCGCGATCGAAGCCGGCGTTGGTCGGGATGAAGATCAGCGCGTTCGGACGGCCCTTGATGCCGAACCGCAGTTTCACGACGACGACGCTCGACGGATGTTCGTGGAGCTCGTCGACGACGGCCCCTTGGACGCGTTTGCCGTCGAGGCCTCGCTTCTCCGCGGAGATCGGCCGAATGAACGAGCCCGTGGTCTTGACCGCCAGGTTGTTGCCGGTATGCGTGATGAGGGCCTTGAGCGTCGGCGACGCGGCGACCATCTTCACGCAGTCCGCGAAGGCGATCTTGGCCTGGTCCTTCGTGACGGCCGCGCAGAAGAGCTGGGCGCCGCGCACGCCATGTCGGACGAGCATGAAGAGCAGGATCCCGGCGCCCATCGGCGTCTTCCCGCAGCCCTTCCCGCCCTCGAAATAGCAGATCCGGAACCGTTGCTGCACCCGCCGCGCGCCGGTCTTCTGGCTCACAAGGATCGCGTACCAGCCAAAGAGCGATCCGACGATGAATTGCTGGAACGGCGTGAGGACGAACGGCGTTCCGGCCTCTGGGCTGAGGTCCTCCGCCGCTGCGACGTCCTCGTCGACGTCGGTTTCTTCCGGCAAACAGAGGCACGTGGGAAAGAAATCGATCGCTTCCTGCGCCTGGTCGGGTTTCCACACGAGGCCTTTGGCGGTTTGGTGGCGCAGATCGTTCAGGTGGCGCTGACACGCGAGCCGCACGAGCCGGCCCGCGACGATCTTGCGCGCGAGGACGTCCGTCGCGTAGCGCGTCACGGGGTCGAAAGCCTTCTTCCTCACGCGCGCGCTTTCTTGGTGAACCGATCGAGCGGATTCGCCGCCGCCTCGGGCTGCGCGGCGTACAACGGCTTCCCGAACGGCGCGATCGCGAAGTCCTTCAGCCACGTCGAGACGCGGTGCATCAGCCCCCGATGATTCGGGCCGCCGACGTGGACCAACGACGCCGACAACGCGCGTTCCTGGACGATCGCGCGGCACAACATCACGAACGCGGCCGCCGTCGCTGTCGTCAGGGTCCGCGCGGCGAACGCGTGCGGCGCGAGCTCGTGCCACACCGCCAGCGCCTGGGCCTGGACCTCGAGCGCGGCGAGGCGCGCCTCGACTTCGGCGATCTGCGGGTTCGGGTCATCGGGCCGGCCGGCCTGCTTCAGAAACGCGAGCTCGGCCGTGAGCGCCGCCAGGTGTGGCGACGGCTGGAGCTCCGCTGGCGGGTCAAACGTCTCGATCGGGGCGACGGCCGTCGCATGCGGGTGCGTGACGACCACGCCGCGCGGCGACGCGGTCCCCGTAATCGCCCGTTCCAGGGCGGATTTCAGCTTCCGCCCCGACCCGACGCGTCGCCCGCCGCTACCTCGACCGCCCATCGATCACCACTTTTGAAAACCCGACGTTTTTGAAAACGAGATTTTTCGTCTGAGGGCGACGCGCGGTTTCCCGGCGCCGACCTGGCGAAGAATGCACCCCCCCCTGGTCGGTGGCGCGGATGTGTGCGTGCCGGATGTTGGTCAGCATCGATGTATCTACAGGCCTGCCTGCGACTTACGCGCGCCGCATTCGGCACACAACGCTTGCCAGTTGTTCGCGTCCCAGAAGAGCCGCATGTCGCCACGATGCGGGACCACGTGATCGGTCTGCGCGCTCGGGGTCTCACGCTGCTCGAGGTAGCACTGGCTCATGACCGGCGCCTGTCCACCTGGTCGCATGCCACACAGCGGGTACCGCACACGGAAGGCGGCGGAGGCTCGAGCCCACCGCTTCGTGTACCCACGGGCGTACGACGAGAGACGGGGTTCACGAGGCGTCACCGCGTGGGCCCTCACGGAGATCGGCCTTCGCCATGCGCTTGCGGAGCTCAGTGTTCTCTGCCTTCAGGGTGTCGATGTCCTGCGTACGCACGCGCCGGTGTTCGCGCATGTGGTGCTCGAGCGCGCTGCCCTCATCAGGATGTTCGTCGACCCAGCGCTGTTGCAGTGCGAGCGCATACGCGAGCTCGTCGGCGGGAATGATCGTCTTGATCATGCGCGGCCGCCCTTTGCCCCAGCCCATGCCGAGTTGCTTGCGCATAGACGGATGATCAGCATCATCGATGAGCCCCGATCACGAGGCCCACGACGAAGCCGAGTAGGACGAGCCAGGGCCAGCGTGGCCAGGGCGCGAGCTCGCGATCGCCGGGTCGGTAGTCTCGAAGGCCGTCCTTGTCGGTGTATGGGATCACGTGGGGGCCTGCTCCACATTCAGGCTGCCGCCGTGTGTCCCCCAGCGCGTATCACTAACGAGGCGATAAGTCCGAAGGAAGGCGAAGTCGGTAATACGGATCGCCACGTCGACCAGGCCGAACGTGGTGAATTTCCCGGCGACGGCTTGCGTGGCGAAGTGCGCCAGCTTTTCGGGAGTCAGATCGGCGGCGTCCGCGATCGCCGCGCATTCCGCCACGGCGGTCATCGAGAGATTCGTGAGGGTGTCTTCCGCGTGGTGCAGTGTTTGGTAGAGCTGTTCGATATCGCCGACGGCGTACCCGAGGGCGCCCGCCACGGTCAACGCCTGCCGATCGCGCGTCATCACCGTCTGCATCGACATCGTGGCCAGCCGCATCCGCACGGACTGGACGTGCACGGTGTCGAGAAACGGAATTCGGAGATGGACGCCGGGCTGCAGCCGCCGTACATGACGGCCTGCGCGCACCCGTAACGCCTGTTCCCAGGGCGCGACCATTACCCACCAGGTGAAGATCTGGCCGATCTGTTTCAGGAGCGCGGTAAACGTCTCCACCTATAGACACCCCGTGAAGTCAGGGCGGGAGAGGGAGTCGATCGTGCGAGACGCCCTCCGCATAGGTGGGATCCCTCAATTTCGGTTGTCGGGACGAAAAGACGCTGGCCAGGAGAGCCGCGCCGGTCCGATCAGGGTAGGTCCGTACGTGGCGCCGGGTGTTCTAGATGTAGGCCGCCCGCGCGGCGCATTCGGCGTAGGCTGGGATTTGGCCGAGGGGCTGCCCTATCACCACCGATAAATTTTGCTGCCCGCATTGCGGCGCCTGGAAGAGTCGTGTCGTCGATTCACGACCCGATACCCAAGGCGTGCGGTACCTGCGGTGGCGGCATTGCGCGGGGTGTCACAAATTGTTCGAAACCGCGGAAGAGGCGACCGGCAAAACGATCCCACTGCATGCGGATCCGCCGCCGAGCTCGGAGACGACCACGTGACGCCTGGCAACTTCACCGACACGCCCGAGCGCATTCCGCCGTTGGACGAGGCGCCGAAGCCGCCCGCGCTCTGCACGACGAACGGGAAGCCCGTCGCGGAGGTCCGCGCCAATCAGACGAACGAAACCGGCCAGCACGAGGGGTACATCGTCCTCTGCCCTGACGAACGCGCGAAAGGGTTCGTCCGGCCGTATCGAGACGCGTACACCCATCTCCTCTGCGGCAGCGTGACCACGATGGGCCGGGCGCTCTCGGAAACGTACGCGCGCGATCCGTTTTTCTACGGGGCGACGTTCTGCTGCCGCTGTAACGCGCATTTCCCGGTGGCGGGGTTCACGTGGACGGCCGACGGCGCGCCGGTGGGATCCTAAATGGCTCCCCGCGCAACCTGGAAAGGCGTCCTCTCCGTCAGTCTGTTGTCGATCCCGATCAAGGTCTACCCGGCCACGGAGTCGAGCGAAGGCCTCGCCTTCAATCAGCTGCACACGACGTGTCAGTCGCGCATGACGCAGAAGAAATGGTGCGCCATGTGCGCGTGTGAGGTGCCGTCGGCCGACGTCGTCAAGGGCTTCGAATTCGAGAAGGGCAAGTATGTGCTCCTGTTGCCCGAGGAGCTCGATGCGGTGCAGCCGCCGTCGACGCGCGTCATCGATCTGACGCAATTCGCCGAGGCGTCGGCGTTGCCGTTCCTGGCCATCGATCGCGCGTACTATCTCGCGCCGGATGGCCCCGACGACGGGCCGGCGAGTCAGGCCTACGCGCTGATGGTCGAGGCGATGCACGGGAAGGTCGGGATCGGCAAGCTCGCCCTCTACGGGCGCGAATACCTCGTCGCGGTCGGGCCCCAGGGCCGCAGCCTACTCCTCTACACGCTGCACCACGCTGCGGAACAGCGGCCCTCGCCGTACGCGGCCGCGCTCGACGCGGTGTACACCTTCACCGCGAAGAGTCCGGAGTACCTGCTGGCGCAGCGGATTGTCGCCGCGTTGACCGGGCCGTTGAACCTCGGCGACTTCACCGACGCGTACAAGGCCGACCTGCGGCGCCTGATCGATGCCAAGATCGCCGGCCAGGAGATCGTCGAGTCCGCGCCGTCCTCCACGCCCGCGGTCGTGAATCTGCGCGAAGCGCTCGAGCAGAGCCTGGCGGCCGTCAGCGCGACGAAGAAGACGCCGGCGAAGGTATCAATTGATACCAAGGCCGCGCCGAAGCGGAAGCGCGCGTAAACGTGCCTGATGACCTGCACGACCCCGGCATGATGCCGTCGCTGAAGTAGCGGACCAGGCCGGCGTGTAGATGGTCAGGGACGAGCGAGCCCGGCAGCGCGCCGACGAATTCTCGCACCAGCGCGTCACGTTCGACGTCGCTGACCTGGTCCCACATCGTCATACGGTCGGACCCTTCTGGTCGATCTGGTTCGCGACGTCGCGAAGGATATCCGGCAGCGCTAACGTCAGGGCCGGGGTCAGCTGGGCCGAGAACCCGCCACCCAAGGCGCCGTTGAACACGATGACGACGACCCCTTCGGCCTTCGCTTTCGCGCGGACCTCGGTGGCCAGGTCGTCGTATTTGCCGGGACCGAAGGCCATCACGCGCCTCCGCTTACAGCGTCGTGCGATGGATCGTCCCCACGACGGAGGACCTCCAATGTTGCGGGGGACTCGGCGAAGTACTCGCGCACGCTGTCCACAAAGCGCGTGGCGATCTCCCGGAGGGTGTCCGTTACCCCGTCATGTCGGAGCGCGAGCTGGATCAACCCCGCGAGCTGCACCGCGCTCAACGGCTGCAGGGCGATGACCATCGGCTCGCCTTCTTCATTGAGGGCGAGGATTTCCGCCGCCATGCACGCGAGAAGCTGCGCGTCGACCTCCGACACGCCCTGCGGATCGTGAATATCTGGCTGTTGGATTTCTAGGCCGTTGGCGTCGAAGAGGGTCATGATTTCTCTCGCTTGTCGCCCCAGCTGACGGTCCCGGGATCGACGGCTGAAAACGAGCGCAAGGCGTGGCGGAGCACTTCCTGGATCGTCCGTGCGCAGTCACGACACAGTAAAATTTTCCAGTCCAGGCCGCCGATCGAGATCCGCGCCTCGCTGAGCATCCAGTCGTCCCGCTCCACATCACACCGCTGGCAAATCTTCATCGTTCGGTCCGGGAAATGACGAGCAGGCCCGCCTTCGTCACGTGTGGGCCCAGCCCGAGGTCCTGGTCACCGAGCATCAGGGTGAAATGGGGCACCACGCACGCGCAGCGGCGATAGTGCCGGTCACACGTCGTGCACCACTTCATCGCGCAGATCGCGCGCCCCGCCTTCAGCCGCGCATCGACGTCGGGACAGCGGCAGGCCTCCAGCGACGAGCCGCACGTATCGCACGAGAGGCCGAGCCCGGCGTCGATCATCCGAGCGCCACCACGTCCTTCTTGTGAATCTTCCATTGCCGGTCATCGCGGATGGCCGTCAGCACGCCCTGCCTGATCATCCGCCGCAGTTTCCGCTCCGACAGGCCGCTGTACGCCATGGCCAGATCGAGCGGCACGTAGGAGGGCAACTCATCGACCGTCGGCCGACGGCGTGTCGGACCTGTCGCGGCGTCTGTCGGACCTGTCGGGCCGGTCGCGCCGTGCGAGAACGCGCGGTGGGCGGCCTGCAGCAGGTCCGTCAGGACCTCCTCGAACGACGACGATCGCGGTCGCAGGGACGCCACCGCCCCGTGCCCGTTCGACGGTCCGGGCGTGACCGGCTCTAAAAGCCCCGTCCGGACCTCCCCGCTGGCCGTCTGCGCCAACGTCTCGACGTCGGCGGCCAGGTAAAGGGTCGGGAACCCCGGTCGCGCCTTGGCGCTGATACGTCCGGCCCGCGCGCGCCGCTCGATCGTGCGTTCGTCGACACCGAGGCGCGCCGCCGCG